CTCTCGCTTTAGATTCCGCAGTTTAAAAGGCGGGGGTTGGATTGAAAAGAAACTTTACGAGGAATATTGTGAGATGTCAGTCGTTATGGAATTGCCATTATAACCGATTTCAATCACATGGTTGGTATTTTGGAGAAAAGATTCGGCGATAAAATCATAAGAAGAGAAATGATCGATTTAAATCGTTAGGAGATAATAATGGCGGGAAAACCAAAGCCAACGCGATTAAAATTATTGACCGGGAATCCGGGCAAACGGCCCTTACCCAAGGAGCCAAACGTTGAATCCAGCCTTCCGGAACCACCGGAGCATCTCGATGCTTATGCGCTTGAGGAGTGGAACCGACTCGCTGCCGGGCTTCACGCCCTGGGGATATTTTACGAAGTGGATAGGGGCGTATTTTCCGCATATTGCAAGGCATACTCCCGCTGGCGGCATGCCGAGGAAGAACTGAGCAAGCTGGCGGCAGAAAAGAGCCCGCTGAATGCCCTGATTCTCAAGACGATGTCTGGCAATTTCATTCAACAACCGCTGATCGGGATAGCGAACAAGGCTATGGCCGATATGGTAAAATATGCGGGGGAGTTCGGGTTGACTCCCAGCGCCCGGGCGCGGATTGCGATCAATCCTGGCAGCGGCAAGGAAAGTAAATTCAAGGATTTGATTGGAGGCAAGAAATGAACAAATTTGAATCCTTTCGCGGTGGAAAGGACATGCAACCCAAGATGCAGATGCTCCAGCCAGGCCAGCAGGTAAAGGTTGATCTCAAGAACGCGAAACCGATGGTCTGCGATTGCGGTTGCAAATACTTCGAGTCGGTGGTCTTGGCTTATCGCGTCTCAGCGCTGGCCTCCCCGACCGGGCAGGAGCTTCTTGTCCAGCAGCCGGTATTAAGATGCGCAAACTGTAAAAAACTATTGGAGATGAAGGGAAGCCATGATCCAGGTCAAGATTAAAAGGGTCAAGCTGAAAGATATCCGGGTCAACCCCGATAATCCCCGGACGATAACCGAGAAGAATACGGCTCATTGGTAAATGGGAGGATATTTTCATTGAAGCATATGGAAAAACAACAGAATCAGATGATGCAATATCGTAGACTTTCCACGCTTAAGAAATTTGGAAATAACCCGCGAATTATCCGGGATAAACAATTTGAAATTCTCTGCAATTCAATCCGGGATAATCCTGAATATTTCGAAGCCCGTCCTTTGATCCTGTCTAACCGCACCGGGGGATTGGTGATCATTGCTGGGAATCAACGATATGAGGCGGCAAAGACCGTGGGCTTGGAAGAGGTCCCGACCTTCCTGATGGAGGGCCTGACCGAGGAAAAGGAAAGGGAAATCACAATTCGGGATAATGTTTCAAATGGTGAGTTTGATTATGATGCCCTCGCCAACGAGTGGAGCAACCTGCCACTTACCGAGTGGGGGGTCTCTTTGCCGGAGCATTGGATGAATCTGCCCGGCGATGAAGAGAGTAGAGAGGGATCAAATGACTCTAAAAACAAATGCCCCGAATGTGGCTACGAGTGGTGAAAAGTAGCCAGAACAAATACACAGTCCGCGTCAAACGGATCATCCAGTTCATCGAAAAACTGACGGTGCCCTCGGGAAAGGGTGCGGGCAAGCCCGTCAAGCTGCGCAAATTCGAAAGGGACTTTATCAACGCCGTTTATGGGCCGGTAGACAGGAAAGATAAAAGGGTCGTGAGGCGCGCAATTCTTTCCATGGGCAGGAAGAATGGGAAGAGCTTCCTGACAGCCGCCCTCGCCCTTGTCCATCTCATCGGTCCCGAAGCGGTGATAAATGGCGAGATATACTCCGCAGCCAATGAACGCGAGCAGGCAGGCATTATTTTCAAATATGCTGCCCAGATAGTCCGGGCCGATCCTGAGCTTGAATCCATGATCAAGATCGTGGACAGCACGAAGACCATGGTTGCCTTTCGGACCGGTAGCATCTATAGGGTGCTATCCGCAGAGGTGGGGACGAAATTTGGGCTTAATCCCACCGTGGTCATTTATGATGAACTCGCTCAATCCAAGAATCGCGATCTTTATGATGTTCTGGATACATCCATGGCGGCCCGCGAGGAACCACTCTATATCGTCATCGGCACACAGAGCAATGACCCAGAACATATCTTTTCCCAGCTCATTGATGACGGTCTTTCGGGGCACGATCCGACAACGATATGCCATCTCTATGCGGTGCCCGATGATGCGGATGATAGGGCGATATTCGTGGACCGGAAACTGTGGGAACTGGCAAACCCTGTCCTCGGAGATTTCAGGAGCCTGTCCGAGATGAAAACTGCAGCAAAAAGGGCGATGCGAATGCCATCCTTTGAAGCGATCTTTCGCAATCTTTATCTCAACCAGCGCGTTGATGTCAAGTCTCCCCTTATCCCACGGGCCGAATGGGAGGGATGCAAGGGGAATGCTTTAGTTGAAAAGGGTGTACAGATATATCTCGGTCTCGACCTCAGCGGAAAGACTGACCTAACAGCTCTCATAGGAGTCACTGCCGGGGATGATAGTCAGGTGCTGGCCTGGTTCTGGAAGCCGGAGGAGACGCTGCGAGAGCATGAGAGACGGGATAGGGTTCCCTACCGGACGTGGAAACGACAGGGCTATCTTGAGACTACTCCAGGAAAGGCGGTGCAATATGATTTCGTGGCTGCGAGGCTGGCGCAAATTGGCCAGGAGTATGACATAATAGGCGTCGCCTATGACCGATGGTCAATAGACGATTTTCTTAATGCCTGCAACCGGATCGGACTCGATGCCTATATTGACAAAAAAGCACCGCCGGAACAGACGGGGGACACAGCCACGGATGCCCGCAATCAACTGAGATACGAGCAGATGGCGCGGGAGCGTGCCGGTGCCCTGCGTCTCGTCCCCTGGGGCCAGGGATTCAAGGATATGGCACCGGCGATTGACGCGATGGAGGTGGCCATTCTTGAAAGAAAACTAATCCATGATGGGCACCCGGTGCTGACCTGGAACATATCAAACGCCATCGGGATAAGCGACCCGGCGGGGAACCGGAAGCTTGACAAATCCAAGGCCAGATTTAGAATCGACGGGGTTACTGCCCTGGCTATGGCGTCGGGCCTGAAGAGCAGGGATTTGAAGGTACTACAGGGGCCGTCGGTTTATGAGGAGCTGACGGTGGAGCAGATAAAAGAGAGAATGGCGTTTTGAGGAAAGGAAAGGCCAATATACGGACATGTTTATAAGCCATGAGGAGATAAAAATGTTTATTAAATTGACAGCAATTGAAAATCCCCTTGAGAAATTAATGAATTGATAGAAGAGGATATAAACAAAAGCAATCAAAAGCTGAAAATGATTTGAACAGGAGACTATCAGTGGAGGGAATTAGATGAATGAAAACATGGATATTATAATGAGCCGATCTTTTGTATGTTATTTTTTTTATGTCGGCTTCCATATTAACCTTGGGATCAATATATCTCCTATGCAGCCAAACATGGAGATTCATCTTCCGTTCAGTTTCATAAAAATCGGCCGGATAAAAGGTGTTTATGTTGAGGAAGACAAAAACATAAAATTTCAATTCAGTAAAAAATGTTTTGGTTATAGAAGAAGAGATTTTGTTCAAGCAAGTATACCAGGAGCCAAATTTAGAAAAATTACAATAGACCAAAGATCAATTAAAAATTAGGAGATAATTATGTTCGGATTTCTGAGAAAGATCGAAAAAGGCAGCAGCTTCAGGCTTGACAGGGACCAGGAGGCAAGGCTGCGCAAAATGGAGGCGGATATCGCCAGAATAAAGAAATTGTTATATGCCGAAGTAAAAAGACGAGGAGATGAGGATGATGGATCTCCCGAATCGTAAACTTCTCCGGGTTGACGAAGTAGCCCAGTTTTTCGATGTCAATGAAAAAACTGTCAGGCTCTGGCTTGATAACGGCCTTTTGAAATATGGCAAGATGCGGGGCACGGTGAGGGTGCTGCGGGAATCCGTTGTGGAGTGGTATGAAAAATGTAGAAATAAAGAACTGTCTTGAAAATGGACATATTACCCAGCAAAAAATCATTCCGTCCCGATGAAGTAGCGGAAATATTTGTCGTTTCGCGCTCGACAATTTATAATTGGATTAAACTCGGCTTTCTGGAGACCATGAAGAATGTTAGCCCTGTGCGAATATCAAAGGAATCAATAGAAAGACAATGGATTGTGAATAAAAAAATATCCAGAAATAAAAAACCCAGGAGACCACTTCCAGCCTAGTTTGCCTCTCAAAATTATGTAACGAATTTCCATCAATTTACCTTTTTGTCATAAATCGAGACACAAAATACACTTCATATCATCAAAAAGCTTTTCATTGGACAATACACTCTATTAATCTATATGTATGCTATTATTGATGCGAGACCTCTACAGATGGACCAGGTGGAAGATAAGCGCGTTGTCTTTAGATGATCCGAAAGCCTGGGACGCATCCTTATGGCGGCTCCGGGGATCCCAGTCCCTTTCCGGCGAGACGGTTAACGAGGATACAGCGCTTACTTATTCGGCCATCTATAATGCAGTCTCCTTGATAGCCGGCACTGTTTCGACCCTTCCCCTGAAACTCATAAAGCGCCGGGACCGCAGCACAATTCCCGCCGATAATGAATCACTCTATCACGTGATGCACACTAAGGCCAACCCATACATGACCGCTCTGGCTTTGCGCGAGGCCATGATGGGACATCTATTGTTGTGGGGCAACGCCTATATCGAGGTTGTGCGAAACAAGCTGGGCGATGTGATCCAGTTGTGGCCCATAACCCCTAACAGGGTCAAGATAAAAATGACAGATGGGGAGCTTTTCTATCATATTCGCATGGAGAAGGGGCAGGAGACGATCCTGTCACGCAATCAGATTCTTCATATCCCGGGCCTGGGCTTCGACGGCCTCCAGGGATATTCAGTTGTCGCCATGGCGAGAAGAAGCATCGGGCTGGGCATGGCGATGGAGACGTTCGGCAGCCTTTTTTTCGGACAGGGTACGCACCCGGGGGTAGTGGTGACGCATCCGGGTAAGCTTTCGGAGCCGGGGCATAAGAACCTGAAACAATCTTTAGCAGATACCCACAGCGGCCTTGGCCAGAGCCATCGATTGATGCTTCTTGAAGAGGGCATGAAACTGGATAAAATCGGCATTGAGCCTGAGCACGCTCAGTTTCTAGAGTCCAGGCAGTTCCAAATCCCCGAAATTGCCCGATGGTTTAACCTGCCGCCCCACAAGCTGAAAGATTTGACGAAAAGTTCATTTTGCCTGCCTGCAGATGTAGATGTTTTTACGCAAAATGGGCCCGTGCCAATAGCAGATATTAAGGCCGGAGAGCAGGTGTGGAGTCTCGCGAGAAACGGATTTAAACTGTCGCGGGTCATGAAATCCGGCATGAGCGCAATTGATGCGATATTGACTATCAAAACAACTAACAGGACACTCAGATGTAATGCCAAACACCCCATTTTGTGCAGAGTCAAAGATGGAGACCGGTGGGAAACCAAATGGGTCCAGGCCGGAAGATTGAATAGAGGTGACACGATAATAACATTACAAATCTTACCTAAGTGCAATATCGTCAAAAAAAGACCCAACGGGAAAGATATAACAATACCATTCATGGAGTTTTGCGGTCTACTCATTGGTGATGGGAATATTATCAATCAAAACGATAATCCATCTTATGTCACTATCGCCGGATCGGATAGGGCCACTTATATCAATTATTACCGTACCATAGCAAAAGAACTTTTCACCGTAGGCGGTTATGTCTATAGGATTGGTTCAAAACACCCGATGGCGCAATTAAATGAGGATCAGGTCAATGAAATTAGACGTCGGGGTAAAATGATATTAACTAACATGGATATTGCCAGGAAATATAAAGCAAACATTTGCGCAATACAAAATATTATTCATAGAATCTATGACTATAATCATCCATGCGCCGGACTCAACAAAAAACAGGTGGAAGAGATAAAGAGACTTCTCAAGAAAAGGGAAACCACCGCGAGCATTGCAAGAGATTATGGCGTATCCCGTGACTTGATTGTGAAGATACTTTCGGGGCGTCTTTGGAGGGGTAAACAAAAAACAACTTTGATAAAGCCGATTTATATCCAGGATTCATACAACAGGACAAAATTTAATTCCCACATAGCCGCCCGCGAATTGCTTGATCTGGGTTTCGGTGGAAAGGCTAGGACAAAACAGATTCCCGCCTGGATGTTCGCCTTGAGTGATGATCTAAAATTGGCATTTTTACGAGGTTTTCTTGATTCCGACGGTAGCGTGGATAAGAAAGGAAGGATCAGTTTCAGTTCTTGTAATAAACGGCTTTTATCACAAATCCGCCATTTATGCATGTCGCTGGGTATTCCGGTAACAAACGTGAGATTGAGAGAAGGTACGACATCCCTTCCGAACGGTAAACTCAAGAAATTCAGCCAATATTATATGACGTGTTCCGATCCAGGTCAAAACATACGGATAGGTTCGCATACTCCCGAATATATGCATAGATTGGAGAACGGAAAACCATTTTGTAAAAAAGATAGAAACTATCCGGAGTTCGGTGGCAATGGATTTGTTCCTGAAGGATGTTCGCTTGCAAGGGTCGTCAGTATTGAAAAAGACATTATCCATCAACCCGTTTATGATCTTGCCGTGAACGAGACCCAATCTTTTATTGCGAACGGTATAGTTGTTCATAATTCGAATATCGAATCCGAGCAGATATCATTCGTAACCGATTCCATACTTCCCTGGCTTATCCGGCTTGAGCAGAACTACAATATGCAGCTTTTGACGGATATACAGCGAAAAACCGAGAAATTGTATTTTAAACATTCGGTTGAGGGGCTTTTGAGGGGCAATGCCAAGGATCGGGGCGAGTTTTATCGCACCTTGTGGAATATCGGAGCCATTTCTATCAACGAGGTGCGCGAAAAAGAAGACATGGATCCGATCGAGGGCGGGGATGAATATTTCATCCCGCTGAACATGATTCCGTTGAGCCACATGTCAGCAGACGTTGAAGCGAGGCTGATCAAATTATCGCACCGTAACCTGCTGGAAGAACGAGACAGTGATGAGACGAAACTGATCAAATTATTGCTTGGAGGGAAGCGGAAGAATTGATATTTGGCTATTTTGAGGCTATAGGAGGGCAAAAACATGCCTTTGCCGGGTTATCATGCATGCGAAATTCGTCCTTTGAGCGATTTCGAGAAAGATAGCATAAGGACCATAAAGCGCAAGCACGAGGGCAAGGAGTACTCCGTGCTCATCGGAAAATTGAAAGACGAGACGACCACGGCCGAGCATTCATATCATTACGATGAGACGGTCTGGGCCGTCGGGGAAGCAAAAATGCACTGCGAAGACCATGACGGGACGTTTGAAAAGGCGGCGGAAGACAAAAAGGACACTAAAATCATGGGGAAAAGACCAAAAAGAAGCATTTTCAAGCCCAGGGCTATGGGAACATATAAGGTTGATGCTGCGACAGAGAAAGAAGAGGCAATCGTCTATCTTTATGATGAGATAAGTTTTTTCGGAATTGATGCTGAGACTTTTGTCAAAGATTTGAACGCCTTAACCGCGAAAACCATTCACCTGCGCGTCAACTCGCCTGGCGGTTCGGTATTTGACGGGATCGCCATATACAACGCCATAAAACAACACAAAAGCCGCATTATCGCCCATATTGATGGCCTTGCAGCCTCAATTGCCTCGGTTATCGTGATGGGAGCAGATGAAATCAGGGCTGCCGAGAGCGCCTTTATGATGATTCACAGGCCGTGGTCGATTGTGATAGGGGATGCGGAGATGATGCGACAGGAGGCCGATCTGTTAGACAAAGTCGGTAGCACTATAATCAAAATCTACGGAGATAAAAGTGGCAAGGCCCATGATGAAATAATGGATATGATGGGCGCCGAAACCTGGTTTACGGGTATGGAGGCCCTTGAAAACGGTTTTGTCGATTCAATAGAGGAAATTGAAGAGGACAAGAAGGCGAAAGTGGCCACTTTCGACCTTTCCGTCTTCGCAAATGTGCCCGATGGACTCGCAACGGGCAAAACACCGCCTACTGAAAGGGAGCTGGAGCAAATCCTGCGGGACGCAGGATGCTCCAAGAAGATGGCCAAGATTATTCTTGCGACTGGCTTCCCCGAAAATCTGCGGGACGTAGATACAGAGGGTGAAGATCAGTCGGTTGAGGCGCAGGATCGGCGGGACGTTGACCCTGCTACTCAGCGGGATGTTGAGCAGCCTGCAATAATCAAGGAATCGGGGCTAACTAGAACCAAAGAACTCCTGAATAAAGGCGAAAAAATGGGATTTTTTTAATCATGATCGACATAGGAGGATATTGAAATGCCAAGAGCGACTATTACAACATTGAGGGAGGAAATAAAAAATCTCAATGAAAAACTCAAAAAAATGGACACTCAGACAACCGCCGAAAACAGAGATTTCACGGAGCCTGAGTTGCAGTACAAACATGAACTTATGAACCAAATTGAAGAACTGGAAAGACAAATCATAGCCATGGATAGACAGGAAAAACTCCAGGCGCGGTTAGAAATGCCCGAAGGTTTCGACCAGGCACCCAAGGGTGCCCAAGCAGCTAGGACGGCCGTGAAGGGCGGCATTGTGGATATCGATCGCAGCCCAAAAGACCGTTTCGGCTCTTTTGGGGAGCAGTTGGCCGCTGTCATGCACGCAGGATCTCCCGGCGGGATTGTCGACCCGAGGTTACGAATCCAGGCTGCCACAGGACTTAGCGAATCGATCAGTTCGGACGGTGGGTTTCTGGTGCAACAAGACTTTTCAACCGAGCTTCTACAAGAGGTATTCAACACGGGGATCCTTTCATCCCGATGCAGACGCATCGGGATCAGCTCCGACTCCAACGGGATAAAAATCCCGGGCGTGGACGAGACGAGCCGCGCCTCCACAAGGAGCGGGGGGATTGTGGCATACTGGAAGGACGAGGCGGCGACAAAAATCGCGAGCAAGCCGAAATTCCGCATGATCGAGCTGAATTTGAAGAAATTGATCGGCCTCTGCTACGCGACAGACGAGCTTTTGCGGGATGCAACGGCCCTGGAGGGATATATCCGGCAAGCCTTCATCGCGGAGTTCGGCTTCCAGGTCGATGACGCGATTATCAACGGCACCGGCGCAGGCATGCCTTTGGGCATCCTTAATGCCGGCTGCCTCGTGAGCGTCGCAAAAGAAACCGGGCAGAACGCGGCAACTATCCTCGCGGAGAATGTGGAAAAGATGTGGTCCCGCATGTTCGCACAGAGTCTGCCGAGGGCCGAGTGGTTTATCAACCAGAACTGCTATCCGCAGCTTTTCCAGATGTCCCATGCCATCGGTACCGGCGGAATCCCTGTATTTTTGCCTCCCGGAGGTCTTTCGGTCGCCCCATACGGGGCATTATTGGGCCGTCCAGTGACCCCGATCGAGCAGTGCGCAAGCCTGGGCACTGTCGGGGACATTATTTTCGGTGATTTCGGCAATGGCTATGTTCTGGCAGAGAAGGGCGGAATCCAGACGGATATGTCTATTCACGTTCAATTCATATACGATGAAAGCGTTTTCCGTTTCGTCCTCAGAGTGGACGGACAACCCGTGAGAGCCAGTACCCTAACGCCATATAAGGGCGGTGCAAATTTCACACAGTCACATTTCATCGCGCTTGCGACAAGAAGCTAACAATATTAATCGGGATAATATTATTCCGGTGAAATAGGAGGATAAAGTCATGAGGTTTTCCCCAGAAACAAACCCGATAATCGAGGCGCATGAGCCTGCCGCAAGCAATGCCATTCTTGCTACTTGCGATGCCGTTTATCTAGGCAATGCAGTCGGCGTCTGGATAATTGTGCATGAGGATTATGCCGTTGATGCTACTCAGCTTGTGATGACACTTGACGAGGGAGCGACGAGCGCCGAGGCGGTGGCCGGGACATATGCCGTGACGGCCACCTGGGGCGGGTATAAAAATATTACCTGCCAGACAAGCGATGCAATAACGGCATTAACCGCGGCCGCAACTTTTACTTTGGACGGCGAGACAGCCGGAAATAACTGCTTGTGGATGTTCTATTTCCCGGCTGCCAAGCTGACAAACGGGCGTGATTGGCTGCATCCACTCTTCGCGGATGGCAATGCCGGAAATATCGCCAATGTTTTGTTTATTCTAGACGGTTTCCGGTATCAGCAGGCCGCTCCGCCAACGGCAGTTGCGTAAAATGACATAGAAAAGGCGGCCTAAGACATGGCCGCCTCTCCATAAGGAGATAAAACGATGAACTACAATGAGTCAACTAGGCAAAGAATTGCCGATCTTATTCTCGGCCTGCATGTGAAGACAACGGCTGGCGTTCTTGTTGCCGCGCATTTCACTAACACGGTCCAGACAGAGATTTTCAACATCGTGGGCCGTATCGCAGTCAAGCAGCTTTTCATTGAGCTGACCGCGGCCGCTGATGCGAATCTAACGCAGGTTCAATTCAACTGTACTTTCACCACTCCAGCAATTGGCGTCAACGCAATGGGAGGTGCATGCGCCAGTATCGCTAGCTTGGGTGCCTATGGACGTATTGTCCATGTTGGCGGCGCGGTCGCGACGGCTGCAATCATCACTGACAGTGCAGGCTTGACAGATGTCGAGACTGCGGGCAAGATGCATATTCTTGGCGGCGTGTCATCCGCCGGAGTCCTGACGGTCGGCACAATCGGCATGCTGATAAGTGGCGCAACTCAGGCCGCCACTATCGCGGCGACGGCGCATCTTTTCTATGTGCCGATGTGTCCGGGGGCATATGCAGAGGCCGCACTGTAAGGGGAGGTGAACCATGGCGGTAAAGCTGGTCACCACAATCCAGCGATGGATCGGCGTCTCAACGGATGCAAAGCCCGTATCCGCCCCGGTCGGCTCGACATTCTATGAGCCTGATACCGGGCGCAGTTGGATATGGGATGGTCAGAGCTGGAAAGAAGATATCGCTTCGAGAAAAGCGGACGATGATATCACCAGGAGGCTACTGGAGCTGTTGCTGGTCGAGGCGATGGAGATTAACAACAGAATGCTGACTCTAATAGAGACGGTAAAGAAAACCGCAGAATAGGAGTGAAAAAAATGATAGCAGAAGCCATAAATGGTCTTATCAGAGTTGCTTACGGTGCGACCCATGGGTTGCGAAGCAACATTGATGGCGCAGTCGTGGCGCAGCAGGCGGGTGGAAAGTATACCGAGGCTGTGAGAGAGGGCCGTGTCTTTGTGGCCTGCAACCAGGCGGCAGTGGCCGTTACTGCAGCCATGGCGACAACATTCACCGGGCTTGTCGTCTTCAACCCGGCGATGTCAAACAAGAACCTTGTGATGCTAGGGTTTGGTTATGCTTCAACGGTGGCCGTGCCGACAGCAACAGCTCTCGGTATCATGACCGGCGTCAACGCAGGGGATGCAGCAGCTGCAATTACGCCCCGGAATAGGCTTGTGGGCGGACCAGCATCCATCGCCATTGTAGACAATGGATGCACACTCACTGGCACACCTGTGCTTGAGCAGGTTTTTACCACTGCGTGGACAGAGGCAACCACGGCGGGAACCATAGGGCCGACCCACATGATCGATCTGGACGGCTCCCTGATTCTCCCGCCCAATGCGTATGTTGCTTCTTACAGCACGGCAGCCAACACAGCGGCATTTATCTTCTGGTTCATGTGGGAGGAAGTGCCGAGATGATAGAGACACCGTAGTAACACATTTCTAATTACAAATTTTATCGCAGGGTGGGTCGGTGCACCTGCCCTGCACAGGATTGAGGAGAACATTATGAAGAGAAATGTTCTTATCGCGGCTCTGATCAGTTTGTTGATCGTCTTTACGACTGTTCAAAGCACGGTTCAGGCGGCAGAGGAGACGCTCAAACATGTTTTCTTCTCTGCTTATGATCCCGATACTACAGAACGGTTCAATTCCATCGGAGATACTGACAGAGAGGCCACGCGGGTTGATGTAGACAAGGAGAGCTGGAGAACCATCGCAGTGCACATCGCGACGCTTAACAGCACCTCGATCACGGTGAAAATTTATGGCAAAGTCAACTCTCTTTGGGCCCTTCTTTATTCAAAGCCATATTCTGCTACCACGACCGATCCCGAACCGATTACTATCAGTGAGAGATGTTCATATCTTGCTGTGGGCCTAGTATCCGCGGGAGACGCAGCGGGCGACTCGGTTTCGGTTCAACTTGAGGCATCGAAGTAATTTGTGGAGAAGCGATGAAAACTCTGCCCCGGAAATGGCTATTTCTTTTTTGTGCGGGGTTTCTGGCCCTGACAGTTTCTGCGTTTATTGTTAGCACCGGTTCATCGGCAAGGCCGCTTCTTTCCACCGCCGCGCTTGAAAAACTCAAACTGTTAGGATTTGTTAATCCTAATCTCCTCAGCCCTTTTTACTCAACCGCATGGATCAAGGAAATCGAGAATCTCCCCCTGCCCACCGCCATGTACCGTTTCGAGTACGATGCGGCGAACCCCACCACGATTCATGACTATGCGGACAGTAACCTCGACCTGACATTATCCAGCGCCTCGGCCTGGGTGCAGAAGGGCGACCGCCTTCAGAACGAGACCAACATGGCGGCTGACTTCAATCCGGGTTTCGAGAACTGGGAAGGTGTATCTGGACCGGATAATTATCTTGGAAATAATTTACTGGTAAACGGCGATTTCGAGGCGCACACGTCCAACGGCACAGACGATGTGGATGACTGGACTAAGTATGGCATGACTGAAAGCTCCTACGGCACGACAGCCCCCCGCAACGGAAGTGGGCACGGGGTTGTGGTGGATGATAATATAGAGAATTGGGAAGGATTACGTCAACCAATAACACTTACATCAAATACTCCCTACAGATATTCGGTCTATATAAGAAGTAGTACCGGAACTGCGGAGATTGATTTATCATTAACAGGTTTATCTGACGCTAATTATGATGATGGTAGCGGCACTACATATGTTGCTGATATAGGTATAACTTACGATGAAGTGATTAAGTATTTCAAAACCGGCACTGACACTTCTGGAATAGCTTGGATGAATTATGGTAATGATGAAAATGAA